CCATTTTTTCTGATGGTTTAACTTTACCAGTTGATCTTGTATTGATACCCATCCGATCTTCAGCAGCGTCAATAATATAATTTGTATAGTATTCGACCATTTCATGATCGCATTCTACTTCTGTCATTGTAATAATTTGTGTCTTATCAATAAAATAAAACTGATCATTTGGAACATGCATCCAAGGTTCTATTCTTACAAAAGAACCTCTTGGTCCATGTACAGTTTCAATACAGACAGGATCTTGAACTATTAATGTATCATTTTCTGAAGAAGTTATAGCGAAGAGTTCTTCGCCAGATACTAATTTGATACTTGCGTAAAAGTCATCGTTCATTCTTTTCTCTTAGATTAATGGTTACCATGTCATAAGTAAATTTTTCTTCCTTATAAATTTTAATTCTCTCAATGAGATGGTTTAATGTGTAATTTCGTTTTGAACGAAAGGTACAATCATCAGCAATGTCGTACAGAGTCGCACTAAATTTGTTAGTACCTTTTCTCAGTACTCTACCAATTGATTGTAAATTCCTAATTCTTGATTTTGAAGGAGAAGCAAAGATAACATTATGTAAGTTTTTAATGTTAATTCCAGTAGAGAAAGTTCCGTATGAAGCAACAATAATAGAGTTGGTTTCATTCTCGATGATTGAACGGGCTAGTTCTCTATCCTCAACATCTACTCCACCATGAATAAAGAAGACTTTTCGATCTTCTCCTATGTTTTTATTTATCATATCAAAAAGAACCCTCCCATGATCTTCAACTCTTGCAAAAAGAACTAGAGTATTTCCTTTAAGATCTATACTTAAATTTTTTATAAAATTATTCCTTTTCTCATGAGAAATTAAATAATTAATTTCATCTAGATAAGAATCAAATACTCTCTCATCATGTTTTAACAAAAGAATCTTAGCATTTAGTTTTGCCAGATACCCTTTGGTCATTAGTTCCTCGGTACGAACTAACTTGTAAGATGGTCCAAACAATCCTTCTAGCACCCACTTGTGAGTTTGTGTTCCGTCTAGAGTTCCAGTAAAACCAAAACGATATTTTGCTTGATGTAACTTAGTCATGATGCTGGTAAGAGACTTTGCTTTGAACAAATGTGCCTCATCACCAATTACTACATTGAAACGCTCAAAATAACTCTTCTCTAGTTTATAGATAGATTGCCATGTAGTAATGATAACGGGTGCTTTAGCTTCTCGTTCTTTACCTGCATATATTTTGTGACAATATGAAGAAGCATCCCATCCATATTCCTCAAAGTCCTTATGCATCTGCTCTACCAGAGATGTCGTTGGAACAACTAGGAGGATATTTTGTTTGCGCTCTGTATAGTACCTCACGATTGAGTAAATCATCAAAGATTTGCCGGAGGCTGTTGGGCTTATCACTAACCTTCTATTGTGTCTTAGAGCATCGTATACTCCCTCTACTTGATAGTCACGAGGTTGACGATTGCAAATAGACAACATATAATCTTTTATTCCCTCCTTAGATATAAATTCATTTTCTTCATAAGGAGTTCCATAAAATTTATTGTTTGTAAATTCAAATTCATATCCTTGCCTTTTACAGAAAGATACTAACTTATCTAATAACCCAGCATATAGTTCTCTTGTATGCGTAGAAAATAAACGAATCTTTCCATCCCAGTACCTTCTACGGTACTGATTCATATACTTAGCACCCTCTATATCAAAAGAGAAGTGGTCAGACAACTCCTGATATACATGAGGCTCAGATTCAATTTTTAAAAAAACTTCGTTTTTCTTGGATACTATAAGTTTGGTCATGCTCACCCTGCACGGAAATTATGCCAATCGATAATATTTTTAATTAGATATCCTCTATTACTTACCTGCTTAATAATATCTTCCAGGTATGTCAACATGACATCATAGTATTTAATTTTTAAAGTTGCTGACTGCACTTTCTCATCAGCCAACATATATCTTTGTACAGCATCCTTTTCCCTAACTTTATATGGGAAGGGATCCTTTGCATAAACTTCAGGGTCTGCTTTACCTGTGTAATACAGATGCCTATCTAATTTAATTTTATTTTCTAATGTTGTTGATCTTTCCCTGAGCAACTTAATGTTGTTGTAGATGTCAAAATACTTGGCATGTAAAGATGGAATCTTTGCTGCCTCATCATGTAAATTATCTTGATCAATCTGTGTGTCTTTGACCCACATACTTTGTATAGTTTCAAGATCCATAAGTTAGTTTGCAACTTCAATCGTATAGAACAGATACTTAAATGTCACTGTTGCTGTAAAGTATGTATAATCAGTATCTGTGGCAGTAAAATCTAAAGAACTTAGTGAGACTGGGAATAAATCTCTAAATTTTATTCTTGCACTTACATTAAAATTACTGTTTAGGATCGCAAGAGTTCCATCACTAAATTGTTCTTTAACATCTTTAGATCCATCTGCAGCAGTAATAAGTTGTTGAAACTCATTAACACTTTCTGGATACCCAAGACCATAGATCCAGTTATGAATCTCTAGATAATTTTCTAAATCCTCATCTACAATAAACTGCAGAGTGAGATCTTCAAATTGAATATTATCACCAGGAAGATCAATAGCCTTCAGGTAGTTTCCAACCTTTATATTCCCTAATTGGATACCAGGAATCTTTGTACTATTAGAAAAGAAATCTACTTTGGGAGTTTTTACAATATTGAATTTAAATCCTGTAGGCGACAAATAATTCTTGTTTGTTATCTGCTTGCTAAGGAATGTCATTTTTATTTTTATTTAGACAAAAAAAGAGACCCTTTCGGGTCTCTCACTTCCTTCACACGGAAATTATATTATATCACATAAGGACTTCCTTACAAATTCTTTTGCATTCTGGAGCACTTAGTGAACTGCATTCAATTAGACACTCATAATAATCATTTAATCTTTCTTGTTCCTCTACGGCGAAATCGTCAACTGGGGTTTCTGTAATTTTCCATTCGTTAAGTTGAGCCATTGATAGTAGATTGTGCATTTAAATCACCTTGGTTATTGAATATAATATAGAGATCTCAGATCATAGTAGTAGTTAATTCTGTTTCTATTTAGTCAGCGTATGCTAACTTAATGAAGTAAATTAAATGTATACAAAAAAAAAGACCCTTGCGGGTCTCTTGATCAATTTAGACGAGTGCATTGATATCCGTATTGATTTAGATATCCATTATAGATCCTACGAGTAGTCCACTTGAGTCCTAGTTTCTTGAGATTAGGAGTAAGTGCAGGGCGACCTTTATCAGCATCTAGATCTTTCTTTGATACTTCTTTGAAAAAAGATCTTCCAACAGGAATTCTATCCCATGGATACCTGTGTGTTGAACCTCCCCTGCCGCTCAGTACCCTTACTGAATCTTCCTCTTCCTTAGACATCACGGTGAACATCGGACGGACTTTCAAACTCTTATTCAAATCTTGAAAGTCTTCTTCGTGGAATAGTGAGTAGTTTGACATGCGGTTTTCTAAACGCTTTGATTAACTGAAGATATTCTACCACCAAACAAACCCGATGTCAACACAAAAAAAGACCCCCCTTTGAGGGAGGTCTGAAAGAGATCCGATGGGATACTCTGGGAAACATATGGACCGATCGATCACATAAGGTTCTTAACAACAGTACGCTGGTAGTAGCGGTTGCTGTTGGAGGTGATACGACCAAGACCTTGTGCAGTGCCTTCAGCATAAGGGTTAGAAACAAGACCGTAACGGGTCTTGAATCCAATTTTGGGCTGGAAGGTGTTTTCTCCAACGGCGCGAACCATCTGGAGGGGAACATAAGGACAGTAGAAGAGACCAGCATCATAAGGGGAAGAACCCTTATAGCCGACAACATAGTACTGGTTAGCAGCAGAGTTAGCAGCGAAAGGATCGATGAATACTCTGTACTTACCGTTAATAGTACCAGCGAAGGTGTTGCCAGTATCGTCAACCTGAAGGTTTGCGTTCAGTGCAGGGGTGTAGTCAAGTACACCAGCCATGGTGAGTGCAGAAGCAACATCAGCAGATGTCATGATGATGTTACCCTTCCCTCTACGAGTTCTTTGGGCGATTCTGTTAGCATCTCTTTCGATGTTAAACAGAAGACCTTTGAACTTCTCAACTGACCAACGACCGTTGGAGTCAACATCGAGATCGAAGAAACCAGCATTGGCAACATTTGCCTGTGAACCAGCTTCAGCAGTCTTATAGATGGTACGAATAACTTCGCGGTTGATTTCAGCAAGAATTTCGCTAGACAGGATGTTAGCGAGTTCTGCTTCAGCGTTAAGACCGTGGATAGCACGAAGGTCTTGTGCCAATTCCATGCTGTACTCTGCTTTCAGAGCGCGGGACTTAGCGGTGACCGTGACTTTCTCGATCGAGAATGCCATCTCGTTGAAGTCGCCGTTGCTGCCGTCTCCGAGTGCCTCAGAGTCGCCAGTTGCCATACCTTGACCCAGTGAATACTGAGCTTGTACAGCGTCGGAAGCAGCGCCTTCCAGGATTGCGGGGTTAGTACCACGCTGAGTTCCAGTAGAACCGAAACCAACAGTACCGTCGTCATCACCAGCAGCGGTGTAATCACCCTGAGTTGACTGACCAATGTTTGTGCCTGCCTTGTTAGCAGAGAATGCGGAATCAGGCTCGTTGAAGAACGACTCAGTACCAGACTGATTGGTGTAGCGTGAACGCATTGCGAAGATCAGTCCAGTAGGACCGTTCATCGGCTGAACGCCAGCGAGTTCATAAGCAACCAGATTCGGCATTGAGCGGCGAATCAGGCTGATCAGAACGGGATCAAAACCGGCGGTAGGACCAGCAGCAGCAGAACCGCCACTGAAAGCACCAGAGGCACCTACAGCGTTGCCACTGTTAGTAGGGGCAGCTTCTGAAAGCATACCATTGCCGTTTTCAAAAGCAGATTGCTCTTTGAGGAAACGCTCTTGGTTCTCAAGGAGAACAGCAGTTGTAGACCGGCGATGCGCGTCCTTAATAGGATCTACGCCTTCGGCGTCGAGAAGTGGACCCCACTTCTCCATTAATGATTCTTGATTGTACATTAGATTTTTGTGTTTAAATTTGCGGAGTTGTTTACTTCATCCCAAGGGCTTTCAAATACTGGGTCATTGAAGCAGATGCCTCAACACCAGTCTCTGAGGTCACGCCCTCAGACAGTGTTTCCACTTTATTAGAAACTGACCTTTGCTCACTGGGGAAATACGATTCCTTCAGTGTAACCAGCTTCTCACGATAAGATTCTTCACCCTCAAACTCAACACCTTCAGACAGTGCGACCAGTTTTTCTCTTTGTGTAACAGCAAGTCCCTCGGTTACTTCACGGAAAATTCCATCAGCTGTAGATTCGCCAAGGCGCTTGTTAAGAAAAATGTTAGCTTCGATCTGTTCGTTAAGTCTGCCTTCCATTTCATCTAGCTTGGAGACCATACTCTCCAAAACATCATATTTGTCGTCAGCGATTGTTACATAATGATCTTCAAATAGACTCTTCATTCCAGAAAGGAATGATTCAGTCATTTCGGTCTTAAGACCGTGCTCTACTTCGATCTTGTTCTCGGAGATCCACTCTTCTGAAACATACTCAAGGTATGCATCAACGCGCTCTACAAGCTCAGACTTTACAGTCTCAAGATGCTCAGTCAAAGATGCTTCATATTGTGCAGCCATTTCTTCTTGAACTTCAGTTACTTTAGCAGTAACTACAGCCTCAAAAATAGTGCGTGCTTTTACTTGAAACTCTTCAGAAAGTTCTTCACCACCAAAAAGGGCAGAAAGATCTTCTTCAATATCAACAGCAGGAGCTGCTGCTTCAGTGGACTCATCTTCAGCTACAACCTCTTGCTCACCTTCTACTTCGGCGGTATCGCCAGCAGAAAGACTTTGCATAGGCTCAGCAGCTTTAGCGCCACGAGTTACGACATCTTTAACAGTTTTAACTTTGGGTTCTGCGAGTTTCGCTGAATCATCGTCAGCCTTGTAGTTCTCGGGGGTAGGCCCACCAAGATCTTCTACAGCAGCTAAACCAGTTCCAGGATCAGACAACTTAGGCATAGCCTCAGCGCCTTTCGCACCCCTTGTTACGGGATTTTCCATTTCTTGTAATTCCTTAGCGGACATTGGTGAACTCTCCGATTAGATCGATTTTTAGATATAATCTATATTTATTTATAAATCAAAGACTTGACAGGAACTTGTTGAACAATGCCAACTTGTTCTCCTGCAATGCTCTTTCATCTACTAGGGTATTAATTTGCTTGTATGTCTTCTCCACGAGTTTTTCGCGGACAATACTACCATCCATTACCCAATCTTTTCCTTCCATAATTCCTGATACAAATGCATCAGGTGCGGAGGGGTCTGCTACAATATCAGCAGCAGTTGCAAGCATAAAATCGTTAGAAACGATCTTAATACCATTCTCATTTACTGCTAAAGTTCCAAGACCACGGGAAGAAACTCCCAACTTGACACCTTCATCGATAAGATTTTGTGCAATCTTACCCATAGGGGTGTTGAGAATTTTAGCCTTACCTACAAAATTAGTTCCCTCTTCTCTGAGAGATGTAATTTTATGAGATACGCGATCCAGGTTGAGTGTAGGTCCTTCAGGATGTCCAAGTTCTCCAAGAGCTCTGCCTTTACCGACAAAACTTTCGTTGTAACGACTGACTTCTCTGCGGAGAGTTTCCATAGGATACATCCGACCATTACGGTTCTGGATATCACCCTGTAGGAAAACTCCCTCAATATACATTGATTTCACGCCCTTGCGCTCTTCAACGATAACTTCAACCTGTTCGATTTCTTCCGTGATGAGTTTCATTTTTTTTATGCGGTAAATCCTACTTTTGCACCAAGTACTGCTGCATCTGCAGCAAATACACAATGTGAATATTGTTTCTCAATAATTTCTACAGAATTACCTGGAAGAGTCATTGAACCTACAACAGATCCACTTTGAGTTTCTACTACAGTAACTAAATGTGCTTGATTGGAATCATTTACAAGTCTGACTGCAGATGCCTGAGAGAAACTAGTAGCAGTACCACTTGTTGTGGGCAGAGCTGCCTCTGCACCTTTTAGTAATGTTCTTGCCATTATTCTGAATCCTCAGTTTCTTGAGTGGGTTCTCCAAACAAAGATGCAGCAGAAGCTGGACGCATTACATCCACTCTAGTTGCAGCTTTCTGATAAAGGAGATCCTTGATCTGATCGCTGATATCCACAGCCGACGAATCCGTCGCAATCATATTAACTAGTTCTTCCATTGATATAAATCAGAGATATAAAGTTATTTATTAGATCTCCCCTTCTGATGCTTTTGGCAATTGAGGTTGCGGAGATTGACCTGGCAATGCATTAGGATCTTCTTGTCCCTGCATCATTGGGTCTCCTGCTTCCATCTCAAGCATTTGTTGATTAGGATCAGGGAGAACTCCAGATGCAATTTCATCTTCAATTTGTTGATCAATTTCAACAATTTCTTGATCTCTTTGACGAAGAACTTGACGGCGAATATACTCAGTAGAGTAGTAACGACCAGCATAAGGTTCAATCATTGCAAGAAGTCCAAGACGACCTTCAAGTAATTCCTTATCCTTAAGTTCTGCAAAGTGATTATCATATAAAAAGTCAAACTGAATATGCTCAGACATTACTTCCCAATCTGAGGGAGTAATAACATTCTTAAGAAGTAACTGCGTCTTCAGCATATCCAGGAACATGGCACTAAAACGCTTCCGCAGACGACCAACAAACTTACTAAATTTAAGTTCGTCTCTCAGGATCTCACTAGAACGACCAAGATTAAAACCATCACCAGAACCAGCAATTCTAGATTCAGGTACACCTAAAGATCTGTAAAGTTTAGATTGGAAGTATTCAATATCAGCAAGTTCTCCTAGATTCTGACCACCAGGAAGTGTAGTAATTTCTGTACCACGACCACCCTCTCTTCTAGGAAGCCAGAAATCTTCTAGCATGCTCATCATTTTTTTGTCGTCACGAATCTCACCGCTGTTAGAATCATACACCAACTTATTACGATACCGCATCATAACTTCACGAAGATATTGCTCCGCCTTTACCTTAGGAAGATTACCAACATCAATGTAAAAAATACGACGCTCTGGTGCGCGTGACAACCTATAGATGACAAGAGAATCTTCAATCATACGGAGTTGATTGAGAGATTTAATTGCTTTATGAAGATATGAAAGTCCTGATCCTTTGTTTCTATCTACAAGACCGGAAGTGCAATATGTAATTGCATCTTTTGTAATTTTAACTCCCTTCATTGCAAGACTACCACCAGGAGCTGCAATATTTGTTGGGTACTGAGGTTTAGGAGTATACATGAAATACTCTTCAATCTCAGGGAAAGCTACTCTTTGCTCTTCTCTTTCACCTCTACTTGTAAAAATATCATTTCTATCGTTGGGTCCTTTCTTTTCTTTACGCACATAGCGCATTTTGAGAGGATCAATATACCTAAGTTCTTGAATACCTTCTTCAGGTTTTTGAAGATCAATTACTTTATTGTAATATAGTCTACCATCAACATACCAATTTCTAAAAATTTCATGGGACTTAACATCAAAATCTAGCAAGTCTTTGATATGTTTAAATTCTTTACGGATGATATTTTTAATACCATCACTAGCATGGAGATTCTCTAGATCAATCTCTACAGGAGAATCATTTTGATCAGAAACAATAGCTTCATTGACAACATCTTCAATAGCATTATCCACCTCTGGGTGGAGTGACATTTCTCTATATCTTCTAATTAGTTCGTGTTCTGATTTGTAGATACCTTCAATATCTACAACTTGACTAGAAAAACCCCCTTGGATATAATAATCAGCCCCACCCTCACCTGTGGTGGGAATGGGACTGACTATACCCTTGGGGGTTTTTTCGTTGTCATCAATAGAAAATCCGAAGAGTTTCGCCATTTTAAATATTTCGTCTTTGATATCAAAGACTATTTATCAAGCGACATCTCCACCGTTTCCAGCAGCTTCCCACCATTGTACTTGGAGAGTAACTGTAAATTCCTCAGTTTGATCTGAAGAATCGTATGACAGATCTAGTTGAGAAATGTTTGTTGGGAATACACTGTAGAACTTATATGTTCTGAGAACAGGTAAATTCTGATCAGATTCCTGAGAGTTAGGTGCTACTGAAGATCTACCAAGTTGGTTGACATATGCGTCTCTTGTATAATCTTCTGGATTAGTAGTACCAGAATTATCAGATACTTTTGACATGGAGTTCATCCATCTCTCAAAAGAAGAGCGGAGAGCAAAGTCAGTATCATTGATAACGGTGATTGTCCACTCATCAAATGTTCTGTCACCAGCAATTTTTAAAGTGCGACCTCTGAAAGGAACACTAATCGGTGCAATGTTTGATGCGGGAAGAGCAGCAGCTTTTACTAGAAATCTTGCCTTAGCGTCAAGATCATTTACTGAAGAGTCTACTACCCCATCAGGGAAAGCCAAGACCACTTCAAAAAGATTAGGTCTTGCAATACCGCCAGACAGTCTTGACTTAAATTTGTCAATTGTCCTGTCTGCGGTCTTTGGGGGATTTTGTTGGTTGATAGCCATTGGAATGTTTCTCCGTTGAGTTTATGGTAAGGCGATCAAACTCGACCAATAACTTCTTCAAAACTGACGCCCGTGCGTGTAGCAACGAATGTCAGACCGATGAAGTTAATCGACCTAGCAGGTTTGATGAAGATGTCAGCAACGAATTCGTTGTTATCAATCACCGCAGCGGTGTTGTTTGTCTCATCGCAAATTACGACAAAATCGGTAACTCCTCTCTTAGATTGTACATCTCTGAGGAAAGGTTCGACAATGTTCAAGAAGTTGATTCTTGTAATTTCATCGTTGAATTCAAAAAGTTGATCTCTTGCAGCAGCTGAAATCGCTTTTTCTAGGAAGATGAACAAACGGCGAACATTAATTCTATCGAAAGCGGAAGACTTGCCTAGAGCAGTCTTGTCACCGAATAAAACAATACCAGCTCCAGGTGAGAAGATTACTGGGTTAACTCTTGCGGAGTATAACTTGTCTCTTTCTACCTGTGAAGGATTATACGCAAGTTTTACAGCGTTGAGGATTGCGCCTCTTGTAGTACCACCTGGAGAGAACCAGGGGAAATTGTTGATGTCATTTCTAGCGCATAAGCCAGCGATGTCACCATTGAGTGGAACATAACGGAACGCTTTACTGAAGCGATCGTACATGTACTTGTAACCGCTATCAAGGATAGCGTAAGAAGATGAAGTGACTGAAGAGTAGAATGCAGTTACTGCAGAAGTAACAGTATCTGATTTGAGTGTTAAGTCTTCACCATCTCCAGATGTTGCTAAGAAGGCACCTCTGTATGGAGATATGCATGCAACACAATCTTTTCTTAATTCTGCAACTGCAATCAATTTGTTTGCAAGTGCTTGAGAAGCTTCTTTACCGTGAGCAGCAGATCCCATAATCAGGAAATCTAACTCAAAGGCATCTTTATTAGAAAGAAGATCGTAACCAGCAGAAAGATCTCCTACGCTTACTTTAAGCGCATTTTCACTTGAAATTCCAGTTGCGCCGCTGTAGTTAATTCCCTTTTCAAATGTTGCTTGATAGTTTCCGATAGAAGCAAAAGAAACATTCTCAGTGTCTTGATCCCATGCAACATCAGTCTTAGGATCAAAGTCTGCATCCAGGTCTGTTGTTACAACACCTGCAGGAGCTCCACCACCAAATGCATACTGACTAGCAGTTTCAAGAAGTTTTCTCCAGTAAGAAGAAGAACCAGCAGAGTATGCGGAATCTTTTGCTTTAGATGCTGAGATATACTTCTCAAGAAGTGTGCCAGCATTGCCAGTAATTTTACCAGCGTCGTCAATTAAAGCAACATGAACTTCATCGTTTTTGGCGCTTCTGGCCGCGGCGAATGAAGAAGTACCGGGTCTATCTGCAAGGGAGTTCCAGGCAATAGTGCTTCCATTAGATAATGTAATACTCTGGTTATCGAACCAATCAGTGGCACCAGTGTAATCGATGTTACCATCATATGCAGCAGCTGCAACCCAGCGAGCATCTCCACTAGTAATACCTGCACCAGTCAGAGCCGTGAAGAAATCACTAGATGCAAAACTAGAACCGTAAGAAACTGTTCCTGATACCCAACCAAGTTTAGAAGAACCTACAGTGGACTGAACATGTAGTGAGAATGAACCACTATTCTGGAATTCATAAACTCCACCAGGAGAATACTCAACAGAAGTTTCTGTCCCAGCAGAACTGACATGCGATACAAGCTTAACTGAAACTTGATCAGAACCAACTTCTGTGATTACACCCTTAAGGTATCCATCAAGCAGTGAAGTAGCGCCAACACCAGCAACAACTGTTCCAGAAGGTACTGCCTGAGTGATACCCAGACCTACAGTCAGATCAATATCTGAAATACCATTTTCGTATCCGGCAACAGCAGCAAGACCACCATTAGCAGTAGACGAAAATCCAAGAATAGCAGAGGTATTAACACCTGTAATAATCTGATCTGCAAGACCGTCTAGGAGGGCAACCTTGATTCCATTTGCCCAGGAACCAGGGTTTCTAGCAGCAAGAACGACACCACTAATGTTGTCCTCAGAATATCCTTTGTTAATATAATCGTCTACACTCTTAATAGTGACACTGTTAGCAGCGCCAACAAAAGAGTTCTTGAGTCCTGTGTCGTTAGATCTAACGACTCTCAGTACGCCACCATATGCGAGATACGATGAAGCTGTCAACCAATACTCGTAGTGGTTGCTGTCCTTATATGGCGAACCGAATGTCTCAAGGAGATCCGCTTCGGTTTCAATAAGTGTGGGTTTCTCGACTGGTCCTTTCGCAAAGGGAGCTACGAGACCTGCGGCCTTGGTAGATGTAGGATCTACTCTACCTTGGGTCAGGTCAACTTCCCTTACGACAATTCCAGGAGATGCTAGGTTAAGCGGCATCTTTAACTCCCAATAGAATCCAATATTTGTCTATAGATATTTAGAGTTTGGACCTTTTTGAGTGGGGAAACTGCTTATGAACACTACCAATCTGGATATGACCACATGGTTTTTTTATCCTTTTTCTTTCGACTCATAACAACTCTTTTCCCAGTGCAGATCTTACATTCATAGGAATATGCTGATGGTGAATCGCCTCTATCCTTATGAGTACGATAAAAATCATTCATCAAATCTTTTGTCTTACCACAGGATCTACATTTTCTTTCTATAAGATATAAGTGACTTAACCCAAATTCGTCATCTAACTCCATTAATTGTAATCCCACATATATGACATATCTCCATATGTGGATGACATTTCTTTATCTACAGTCCATCTATCACCACCTTCCACAAATGTTTCATCGTCTAATCCGTCGCTAATAAATCCAAAAGGTGCCATGTCTTGTTCGATTTGATCTTTCTGATCTTCATAGATTCTTTTACGAACATCATTGTCCGTCATCTCTCTAAAATAATCTTGAGCAACTAACCATGCAAAGATAACTAGACACATAGCTAAATCATCATGGCATCCATCCTCTGCCTCCCATGATTGTTTCTTCTGAATAAATGTTGTCAGTTCAGCAATAATATCATAATCACTGGTTACTAGTTTATCTTCCTCTACCAATGCCTTTAGATTTGAGCAACCAGTCTTCTTTACAGCAGCGGTCATTCGGACACCCATCTGGGTTTTCTTACCACTAAAACCTGTACCTACTTGCTGACCTGCTCTACCTCTCATAGAGCACATCAGCATATTCTCATATTCTAGATCGTATTGTAAAATTGACGCAACCTGCTCTCCAATATCGTTAACCTCAACCAATACATAGGCATTGTTATACGCCTTTGCCATATCCAAAATAATATTTGGGAATAGCATAGGTTTGATTTCATTGTTCTTATATCTCGCTACAGTTTTATATGGGAACTCTGAAATATCAAAAATTACAAATGCAGAATAGTCATGATCAATGCCACGCGCAGTGTCAACAGTTACGATATAGTCACGGTCTTTCTTTGGTTCTTCATATACCACGAGGCCCTTTCCATTGTTCTGTATTGGGTCATCAAAAACAAGATTTCTTAACTTAGCAACACTAATGAGAGTATCAACAGATCCAAGGAATTCGCATTCAAACTCAACTTTAAATTGCTGCTCTGAAGTATTAGCAATAGTCTGTGCTTTCCATGCAGAATCTCTACCAGGTACTTCTGACCAGTGAACTTCTGTTGCAGTATATTCGTTTTTACCTCGTTGTGCGTTATGCCAATATCTATAGAAATGGTTCATGCCGTGAGGCGTTGAAACCATAATTACCTTTGTGCTTTTACCAGAAGTAATAGTAGGATAAACAGAGGCAAAGAACGACTCTGCAATATGGTTTGGAACGAACGCAAACTCATCGAGGAAGATGATGTTAAACGACATACCTCGGACAGCACTTGCAGATGTAGATGCTGCCAATATCTTACTGCCATTCTCTAGCTCCATACTACCTTTGTTCCAGGATAGAATACCCTGTTGCATCCACTTTGGCAAGTTCTCGTATGCAGTTTGTAACCTACTAAGAAGTTCTCTTGCTGTTGCTGCTTTGTTTGCTAGAATGCCAACATTGACACTATCGTTAAAAACAATGTAATGTAGAAGATAAGATACGCAAGTTGTAGACTTACCAGTCTGTCTTGGCATCTTACAGATATTAAATCTATTCTCGTGAAAATTTTGAATTAGTTTCTCTTGAAAGGGCCACATTTTAAATGGCACCAAACCTTCATCAAGAGAAACAATTTTTACATAGTTCTTAGTAAAATATATTGGATCGTCTTTGCATCTCAACCACTCAAGAACTTGCTTCTGAGTAAATTGAATAGGAGTATTAGCTTTCTTTAGATTAGGATTACCAAGATAGATATCTTCAGCCATTATTCCTTAGATGCTATATTTAATATGTATGCAATATATCCTAGTGCTAATGCTGCAGCAAGAAATGTCAGAATAATTACCGACCATACGGGATCACTTGGGTGGTCTAGTGGACGCAGTAGTAAATTCATTTTTTTTTCTTCCAAAGTTCTAAAAAGTAACGATCAACTTTATACAAATCACCTTGAGGTGGTT